TATCATTCTCACATTCGCAGAATACATTCTGTCAGGTACTTTAAATCGTGCCACGTTATTCATTTTCTATTTCTTTTAACATTTGCAATACGTGTATTGCTTTGTCAAGGTTTTCAATACGTGAGCCTTTTTGTCTTAAAATATATTGTATGGCATCGCCTTCAGCTTTACCTACTTTGTTTTTTATAAAAAATTCCATCAACTGTATTGGCCATGCTAAATAATGTTCACCACCTACTTGTTCATCAAAAGCACTCATGGACACACTTTATTCCATCTACCGCCTTTTGACAAGACCATAGGTAATAATTTTGGTAAACCATCGATGATGATACCACAACCAATAATCGGTCTTGATTTTTGAGTTTTACAATATTCGAAAGCTAATGATTTGGCATCTATGAGACACCCGACCTGCATACCCCAGTTAAGGCTATTAGGGTTGCCCCAGTATTGTATGTTGTAAGAACTGTGATAGTGGCCTTGAACAGTTGGACAACCATATTGCTGTGCCACTTTCAAGACGTTGGCAGCTTTGCCATGACAGAAGTAAACCTGTTGACCATTTGACATCGTGATAAGGAGATCATCGTGCCATACCCAACCAGGCCCTACTTGTAAGAACTCATTGTAAGACTTCATGGCAGCTCTAGGCAGACCACTAGCCTTTTGTCTACGATAGACTAAGGAACCATGATTACTATCCATCAGATCCATCTGTGGAAATAGTTTTTCCATTTCATGGATTGTGGGTAGTGAGGCTTTGTGTTCGTCACCTGCACTATACAGGTCAGGATCACTGTCATGAAAACTTATGGCGTGAGAGTCAACCTCATCACCAATGTGAATAACACGATCAGGTTTGTATTTTTTTTTAAGACTTTTAAGAAAAGGTATTAGATCAGGATGATGGTAAGGACAATGGGTATCTGAAATAACCAGTATGACCGAGTTCTTAGACATACTTGTTTATACACTGATTTACCCTATACGTGCAATACTAGGTAAATGAACGAATAATTAAGAATAACATCTGAGCAAAGACAGTAGTGCCAATAAACCACACTAAAGCACGAAGTTGACGCATATCTTTTTCAATATGAAACAGATGATTATCCTTCATTTGGGTTAATCGTTCTGCGATTACGTCAACTTTGCCTTCTAGACGTGCAATATCTACGCTATTCTTTTGACTCTGATCCATCTGTAACTTCTTCTTTTGGAAGTTCAGCTTGGAGCTGTGCTGTCCAATGATTAGCAACAATATCTAAATCAGATTTTTGTTCAGCAATTCTTATGAGTTTTATATAAGCTGCTTTACCTTTATCAGATAATTTAGATTCATCATATTCTTTATTATTTAGATTAAACATTTTATCTCCTTAGTTTTTAACTAAGTGTACTTACATCAAAACTATTGTCAACTGTATCTACTGCTGGTGGGTTTTGGTGTACATTATGTTTTTTTGCAAACATATCATCCCAATGTGCCTCATCCATAAGTGCTAGTATCTCAGCTTTAGTATAGCTACCCGGTGCTTTTGATGGTGTGTCTATCTTTTCAGATTTACTGAATGTATGAGAAAAGTCACCGTCAGTATATTTATACTCAACGGACCATTCTGTTACATTACCATCAGCATTTTTTTTAGGTTTAGCTGATACCCATGTTTTAGTTACTGCCATATTATTCTCCTTTAAGAGTGTTTATTTCTTGTTGTAGAGTTGTTACTTGAGCCGACAACTCTTGTACGGCTTTTATTAATGGATGCACGAACATTCCTTGAGCAATACCTTGTATGCCATCTGTTTCAGTTATATTCCAACCACCAAAATCTGTAATGTTATGTTTATCCATAGTAGATTTTACTTCTTGTGCTATCATACCATACATTTTTTTATCGTATGTTGGTTTTAATTTAGTTGCATCATAATCAGGCAAACTTGAATCAATGTCTGCTTTAGCTTTCCAAGTAAATGTTACAGGATTTAAATCATTAATAAAATCTAAACCACAATCTGTGTTAGGTTGTATGTTTTCCTTGTAGCGTTCATCAGATACTCTAGTCCAAGTGGCATCAGTGCCATAGTCTAAATGTACTCTGTCGTTTCCACTACCAGAACCAACAGTCATTTTTTTACCACTACCAACACTAGCTAATGAATTTACTCCAACTACAATTTGATCTTCACCATCATCAGCAGTAATATTTGAACCATATCCTAATACTGTACAGTTTTGTGCCATTCTAGTTGTTCCAGCATTATAACCAACAGCAACATTATAGTTACCTGATACACAATTACGTCCAGCTCTATAGCCTAAAAAAGTATTTTGTGCTCCATCTACAAGGTTTTGACCAGCTTGTAAACCTATTATAGTGCTATCTCCTCCAGTAGTTATAGCAGAACCTGCTTGATATCCCATAACAGTATTACCATCAGCTGAAGTCAAAGCATCTAGTGAGTAGTTACCAATGGCTATGTTTAATTCTCCACCATTTATTGAACCACCTAGTGCAGCAAAACCTATTGCTAAGTTATGATCTTCAGTATCAAAACCATCAGCAGCTTCTCTACCAATAGCTATATTATAATCTCCAGTAGTTAGGGCTGCATGAGCAGATAAGCCAACAGCAGTATTAGAATGTCCTGAAGTTAAAGAGGTCATGGCATCATTACCCACACCAACATTGTATTGAGCATCAGTTGCAGCATCTCCTGCTGAATGTCCAACAAATACATTTCTATCTCCACTTGTTACTGCGTTACCAGCTAAATGTCCAATAACAACATTGTTAATTCCTGTTGAGCCACCTGAACCATTTAATGTTCCAGTTCCAATAGCTACACATTCTGAAGCAGTTGTTATATTTGCACCAGCGTTATAACCTAAAATTACATTATTATCCCCTGAAGTTATACCATCCCCAGCGTAGTTACCAATGGCTACGTTGTATTCACCACCAGCTACTGAGCCACTTAAAGCTGTATAACCAATAGCTAAATTATGATCTTCAGTATCAGGTTGATATAAAGCTTGAAAACCAAAAGAAATATTATTACTTCCAGTAGTATTATTAGCTAAAGCCTGTAACCCCACGCCTGTGTTATTAGCACCTTCAGTATTGGAGTTTAACGCTAACATACCAACACCTGTATTAAAACTGGCTGTAGTTGTACCTGTTCCAGAAGAAGCTCCAACAAACGTATTTCTATTACCTGTGGTCACTGCACTACCAGCACTATGACCTATAGCTACATTATCATCACCAGTCGTAATTGCATCTAATGCAGTTATACCATAAGCAGTGTTATTTGCTGCGGTATCATCTGTGCCTGACACATCATGAGTATAAATTGAGTTATTACCTGTATCACTAAAGAATGGAATACCATTAAAAGAAGTACCAGTAACAGTGCTTGAAGCTACAATAGTAGTTGCTGTAAGAGCTTGTGCAGCAATTGTACTACCTGACTCAGCAGTAAATGTATTAGCTGTGATTACAAAGTCTTTAGCACCTGCTACATAAATATCAATAGTATCATCAGTAGGAGCTTCGATGTAAGTATCACCATCATCATCTAGTATTACTCGACCACCAAACGCAGCAGTATCTATACCTAATTCAACTTTGGTAGGAGTGCCAGAAGCTAACGAGATACCTGTTAAGTTTACAGTCTGTGTAGTAGATGAGTGTGAAGATGAAGCAATAGTGCCTTCGACCACATTAGCACCACCATCGGTGATTCTAATCTTTCTACCTGCAAAGTATACACTTGAGATGTCAGATGATGAAGTTATAGTAATAGTATCAGCATCACTACGTGCTACTGTATATGTACCATCTCCGTCACCAAACTCAAAGTATCCGTCTCCAAGTTGTTCGTACATGTCTCGCATGTGTCCCATAAGCTCACGAGCCGCATTATTTACGTTACTCGGTGCCATGTTCTCTGCAAAGTTTACTGTCATGTTAGCAGTATTGTTACCCGCAGTTGAACTAAATTTACCTACGCCTGTTCCAGCCATTGTTTTATTCTCCTAGTTAATTGTATTATTTTACCACGTTTGCCGTTGGTATGTCTTCATTTGTGTCAACTGTATTACTTTCGGTTTTTTCTTTATCTTTAGAG